GATCTGATAGAGCTCGTCTAATTATTTCTGCAAAGAGTTTACCATCAATGTTAGCATATTCATCTATGACACATCCATCTAGGTATATACCTCTTAACCCATCTGAGTTTTCTGCACCAAGTAATGTTATTCTTGAACCATTAGGTAGATCAACTCTTAGTTCTGTTTCGTTAAACTTTGTGTTTGGTATCTTTGCTGTGAACTGCTTCATGTAATCCCAGGCAATAGACTTTGCTTGTTTGAAGGTTGGTGCAATATATGCAAATCTAGGATTCTTCAACTTGCTCATCAATGCTGATCTAATCAAATGATTGATCATACATACTGTTTTGCCAAACCTTCTGTGGCACACGAGAACACTCCATCTGTATCTATTGATCTGTTGATGTAAATAAGATTGATGTTTTCTCGGAGTATAAGGGATTTTGATATTCACTTTATTTTTTTCCTTTAAGAATAAAACAAGCTATATGTCTACCTGTTCCTTTTCCTTCAGATTTATCTTCTGTTGCTAACCATTTTACATCACCCAAGTTTCTAATTTCTGCTCCAGCTTTTACCATCATTAATATCCATTTATCTATAGGAAAAACAAATACAACATCTTTTCCCTTTTCATTTTCCTTTATAGCTTTTCTAACCCAAGCTGTTGCACCTTTCTTTTTTCCTTCATGTATAATTGATCCAAATGGTGGATTAACATAATTTGATTTACCCCATTCATTAGTCAATCCATCAAAATCTTCTGGCTTAGGATATGGACATGGATCGAAGTCAAACTTAAACTCATCATTAAGTTCTTTCATTAAATCATCTGGAGTAAGCCAATAATGTTTACCATCTTTTCCATTTCCTTTATGAAACTTATTATCTTTAGGTTTTAATTTTGAAGCCATTAGTGTATCATCTTGGATTTTTGAATACTACTTAATGGATTATATTCTACACCTAGTGTCATCATAGCATAATCTGTAAACAGCTCTGCTGCTATCGCATTAGGGAAACCAACAAATCTAATAATTACATTATTTGTTTTCTTATCAATATAAGCAATACAATCTAAATCTTCCATATTAAGATAATCCATATACTACATCTAGTGTATTTAAGTTTTGAAACAATAAAAAAAATAAAATTTGGAAAAGTGTTAATAAAAGGGTGCAGGGTTGTTTGTGGGTATGACTGTGTGTGGGTGTGGAAATGGATGTGTGTGTCTGTTGGAAAATCCCATGTATATATATATAATAAAACGACAGCACATTCTGGGGGGTAGGGGGGTATAGCATTCTATAAATATAGCCAAAACTATAACAAATATTACTAACGATAATTAAAGTTATTAATAGTAAAACAAAAAACCTTTAAATATTCTTAGCCGTTAGCCTTGATGTGTAAAAAACTTTGATGCGTTGATCTATAATAATAAGATCATTTAACTATCTTAACTATCTTAACTATCTTTAATATTATTTTAACTATCTTCAACCTTCTCTAAACATTAGAACCATTATAAACTAGATGTGACGTTTTGTCATGTTCCATTAATTAACCAATATATTAAATTGAACTAAACAAACGAAAAAAAGGGTTAAATATGAAAAAAATACGATCTAAAAAAAACAATCTTTTAAATTACTTTATTCGTGATCATAAAGATTTGAGTAAAGATTATTTAAAAAGTTGTAATAATTTTTTTGAACAAATTAAAAAAAAAGAACCTACTCAAAAATTAAAAGAACTTAAAAAAAAAGGATTAATTAATTATGATCTATAAAATATTATTCTTTGTATATACTACAACCTTTTTAACTTCATTAATGCTTTATATCTTGCATTTATGGTCAATCTAATATGCGACAATTTGGCAACTATAAAAATAAATCAAGTTAAAATATAACAATAAAAAAACAACGAATAGGAACTTATGCAAACACAAAAAACACAACCTACTTATCAAGATCTAACTAAATTAATGTTTACCAATGGTAACCCAAAAACAGATAAAAACTTAAAGATTGAGAGCCTTAAAAAATATTGGATCAAGCGTTTAAATCTTGCACCTGCTTCAATATCTGGGTTTAATACTTGCGCAAGTGCTTCAAAGGGTTGTAGAGAGGCTTGTTTGCATGAAGCAGGAAACCCCGTTTTTATGCCTCAAAAAACACTAGGCAGGGTTAATAGAACTTTATTATTATTTAAAGATCAAGCGAAATTTAAATATATGGCAGCTAAAGAAATAAGAAATCATGAAATTAACTGTAATAAACATGGGTTAAAAGCAGTCATAAGATTGAATACAACTTCGGATATTATGTTCGAGAAGTCTAAATTTAATTTTATGCAAGACTTTCCGAATGTACAATTTTATGATTATACAAAACATTTTAACAGAATGATTAAGTATTTACGGGGAGAGTTACCTGCTAATTATCATTTAACATTTAGCAGGAACGAGGCTAACGACTTCCAAACAACTCAAGTTTTAAAAGCAGGTGGCAATGTTGCAGTAGTTTTTAGAAATAAGCTGCCGAAAACTTACAAAGGTTTTAAAGTTATAAATGGTGATGAGCATGACTTAAGATTTTTAGATGATAAGAATGTTGTAGTCGGTTTAAAAGAGAAATTAACTTTAAATAAACAAGGTAAACTTGACCGAGACAATTCTGGGTTTGTGGTTGATCTTAAATAAACAATAGGAGAAAAAACAAATGACGCTAAGTCTATATTATAAAACAAAAAAGGAACTTAAAAATAATATTGGATCGCAGCTTGACTATTCCGAAACCAATATTTTTAAAGATGAGTACACTTCAAATGGTGTTGTAATTGGTTGTGATCCAGATCGTAAGTGGTTCGCAAAAGTTACAATTAAAAACAACTTAATTGAGAGGGTCCAATAATGACATTAAATGAAATAGTTAAAATACAAAGCATAATTGATAATAGGTCCATTGCGTCAGATACAATAAACACTTTGAATAATAAATTTTATTATTCAAAATCCAGGGGTGTTAATATTGCAATTGGTGATATGCATATCGATCATTTTTTGAGAGCATTTAAAATAGATGATCATCAAAAAAAATCGGTCCAGGATGAGACGCAAGAGATAATTCAACAGCAAAAAAAAACATTAAAAAAAATTAAGAGGTTATTAAATGAGCAATAAAGATTGGAAACAAAAAAGACTTGATGAGATTGATTTAGATATTTCAAATCAACTTGATAGGTATGCGAGAGAGTGCAAGGCTAAAAATTATATTGAGGAATATCACGCTATTTTACACTCAAATGCTAAAAGTTATGAGCAATTTAAAAAAGAAAGTGAGGCAAAATGACAGATGTTAATTTCTACTGTTGCGTAGTAGTTTTATTTTTAATTATAGTATCAATAATAACAATATAGAAAGCGAGGAATAACATGGAAAATGTTTTAAACAAAAAAGAAATAAAACAATTAAATAAATTGGGTGAGGGTATAAGAGTTAGTTTAGATTTAAATTTAACTGATCTAAATAATATAGGGATACCTTGTCGGACCGATAGATTGCACGCTGTTAAATTGATGATTAAATATTTAAAGGTCCATGACTTAGCTGTAGTACCAATAAAATCTAATAACAATAAAACAAAGGGGAAATAATGGCTATAGATTTTGACGCATTAGATTTTATTAGATCTAGAAATAAACAAAGAAGAGCAGAAGCAATTAAAAAACAAAAGCAAGAAGAGATAGAAAAAGCAATCAAACCATACATGAAAGAAATTTCAGAAATAAAAAGAGATCATGATCTGTGTCAAGATCCAGCACAACAAAAATTATTTTTTGAAAAATGGATGGGTGTTGTTAATATATGTGCAAAAAAAATAGAAAAAATAAATGCACAAACAACTAAGTAAACAAGAATTGAAAGCATTAAAAGAACAAATGCTTTTAGATATTTTGAGTGCAGAAAAAATTATCTTCACTCATTATAAAAATAAACAACTAAACAAAGGAAAACAAAATGACACTAAACAGATACGAAGCATGGCTACAAACAGCTAAGAGTGGAGAATCAATAACCTACTATGACAAAGGTTACCTAGCTAGACAAAGATTCTATGACAATAATTTAAGAGATGTTGCTAACTTCTTTATGAGATTAGCAGAAAATAATGTTGTGGAATTGTACCAAAAAAGATTGACGCATGGTAATGTTAATCATGATCCAGTCTTTCAATACATAGCAAGAAAAATATAGAAAGGAACTATGAAAAATAAATTTGTAAAAAAGAAAATAAAAGGAATAGAAGTAGATGTTAGAACTAAAGATTGCCTTTACATAACAATAGGTAATTGGGTTGTGTATGTTGACAACTCTACTAACGAAAAAATAATTACAAGTTACAATAAAAACTAATCTTTATATGTGGGTGTTGATATATTTTCAGCACTCACAATAAATAGAAAGGAAATATGCCACAAACTATAGAATTAAAAGAAGTTTTTATTTACTTTGTAATTTGTAAGAAATCTAAAAAGATTTTTTATATAGGAGAAAGTCAAAATGGAAGATCAAGGGTACAGTTAAGAAGATTTGATGATAAAACTTGTGATGTTAAAGTAATTACATCTAAAAAAATAAAATGTTTAAACAATTTTTATTTTAGAAGATACTATGAGGCAAGGTGGATATATAAATTTAAACCAGAATATAATTTACAAATAAACACACCACCTACTTTAAATTATTTTTTAATAAAAATGTTTTTATGGAATGAAAATCCTCAATCAAATTGGATAGTACCTTTCTCACAAAATTGTCCATTCAAATGTAAGTTTTTACCTCACACACAAAAACAAAATAGATATATTTACAATGGATATACAAAGGTATGGGAACAGGTAGATGTAAATAAAAAACTTTTTATAAATAATGAGAAAGCATTTGATTATATTTTAAATAACAAAATAGAAAAAACTTTAGGAACTAAAACAAGAAAAACATTTAAAAAAAGAATAGAAAAATTACACAATTAATCTTTATTATCTGGGGGTGTAATATCTGTTACATCCTCAGATACATCAATCATATTATCAGAGTTATCTTCCCAGCTAATAGACATCTTAGTATCAATATCTTGCTTAAT